TTCAACATGGCAGATGCTGCAAGATTGGATAGTTCATATGCTGCGGCAAACTCTGGTGCATCATTTGCTAATGGTGCTTTCTTAGCAGCCAATGCTGCCTATGCTCAAGCAAACTCAGCAGCCAGTTTTGCTAATAGTGCCTTCATAACGGCTAATTCTACAACAAGAGCTCAGTCTATGACTATGGGCATACTATTCGGAGCATAAAATGGCAGCACCAAATTTATTAACAAGCACATCAGTAACGGGAAACGTTGCAGGCCAAGCAATAACAACTGCTGCAACAGCAATTGTATCTAATGCGGCCTCTAGTGGTAAAGTATACAAAATCAATTCACTATACATATCAAATGTAAATGGTACAGCAAGTGCTGATGTGACTGTTGATGTTTTTAAAGCCGGTGCAACCGCATACAGATTGGCATATCTAATTACAGTGCCAGCAAAATCAACAATTAACGTTATTGCAAAAGATATAACAATTTATTTGGAAGAAAATGATAGTTTAAGGTTAACTTCTAGCATTAATAGTTACTTAGAAGGTATTTGTTCTTATGAGGTTATAAGTTAATGAGTACAAATCCATTTAAAGGTATTGGTGCAATTAAGCCGAATCCAAAACATGCGGCTACCAACGCACCTAAAATGGCCTCACTAGGTAAACAATATCAAGATAATTTAAACGAGGTTTGGCCAAATTCAAATCAATCTTTAGTGTTAGGTACGGCACATGCTGGAGCTCCATTCTTTACTCAATATACATTAGATAAAGGTGGAGTTATTAATGATAGAATGGCAAATAATGACACATTTCTTACTAATAGTGGTAATGATATTAAATATAGTCCAAATACAAATTATGTAGCTTTTGGCCATAATACAACTCCTTTTGTTTCAATTTATAAAAGAGATGGTTTGACATTTACAAAATTGTCAAATCCGGCAAGCTTGCCACCAGCTGCCTGTCAAGGTGTAGATTGGAGTCCAGATAATACATATCTAGCATTAGCACATGGTACATCTCCTTTTGTTACAATTTATAAAAGAAGTGGTGATACATTTACAAAATTATCGGATCCAGCAACTTTACCGACAGGTACCGGAAGTGCTGTATCTTTTAGTAAAGATGGAACATACTTGGCAGTAGCACATTCTATAACTCCTTTTGTTACAATTTATAAAAGAGATGGTGATACATTTACAAAATTATCGGATCCAGCAACTTTACCAGCAAGTAGTGGTACAGATGTAGATTGGAGTCCAGATAATACATATCTAGCATTATCGCACACCAGTTCACCACGGGTTACCATTTATAAAAGAAGTGGTGATACATTTACAAAATTAGCTAATCCATCAACGTTGCCAAGTACAACTGGCAACGGGTACGCAGTAAAATTTAGTCCTAATGGGAATGTATTAGCAGTAGGAACAAATATATCTCCTTATGTTGCAATATATTATGTGAATTCCAGTACTGATACTTTCACCTGGCAAGATTTGGTAGATGGCTTGGCAACTATACCTACAGGTCAAACAAACTCACTTTGTTATACTAAAGATAGCAAAATATTATACATAGGTCACATTACAAGTCCATTTTTTACAGCAATTGGATTAACCTACGTTCAATTTGGACCAAGTTTTACATCTTATTTTTATAACGATTTGAAGCAACCGCCGTCTACCGTAAACGGCATAGATATATTGTATACTTCATAAATAATCCATGGCACTCACAACAATACTACCATCAGGTTTAAATTCAGCGAATGATTTTTCATCGTTGGTGCCAGCCGCATATTCTCAGGCAAATGCAGCCTTCTCACAGGCTAATGCAGCATTCAATCAGGCAAACACAGGAGCAGCCTCAGCTGCAGCATTTACACAAGCCAACAATGCATATGATACAGCAAACTCTGCTGGCAGTTTTGCTAACGGTGCATTTGTAACAGCCAACTCTGGTGCATCGTTTGCTAATGGTGCATTTGTAACAGCCAACTCCGGTGCATCGTTTGCTAATGGTGCATTCACTAAAGCTAATAACGCATTAGCAAACACAACCGGTACTTTTGGTGGTAACTTAACAGTTAGTGGTAATCTGAATGTTGTTGGTACAGGTACCAGTGCAATTACTTTTGCTGATGGTTCGATGCAGTATACCGCTAACGCAGCTGATGCATGGACCAGGACACAAGCTAATAATGCATATGATAAGGCCAACTCAGCCGGCAGTTTTGCAAATGGTGTATTCAACCAATCAAACACATACGTATGGCCACAAGCCAATTCAGCAGCCAGTTTTGCTAATGGTGCTTTCTTAGCAGCCAACTCTGGTGCTTCTTTTGCTAATGGTGCTTTCTTAGCAGCCAACTCTGGTGCATCATTTGCTAATGGTGCCTTTGTAACGGCAAACTCAGCAACCACTACAGCAACTTCTGGTGCATCATTTGCTAACGGTGCTTTTACCCAAGCTAATTCAAATTATACAAGTGCTGTCACTAAGCTATTGGTTACAGCTCCTAGTATGTACTATAGTGTTGACCAATATTCAGGAAATAATCCAACAATTTATATTCGTGCTGGTGAAACAATTGCATTTAATCTTGATGTTTCTGGCCACCCATTTATGGTTCGGGTATCGTCAGGAGGATCCAATTACGACACGGGTCTAACCCATATAGATACAGATGGAACACTAAGCACAGGATCTTCAGCTCAAGGAAAAATTACTGGAACTTTATATTGGAAAGTTCCTTACGCTATAGTTGGTTCAACTTACGTGTACCAATGTTCTGTTCATTCTGGAATGGTTGGAAATATTGTAATTGACCAGCCTACAGTAATTGCATTTACTCAAGCGAATACAGCAAATGATAATGCACTCTCTGGTGCATCATTTGCTAATGGTGCTTTTGATAGAGCCAATGCCGCATATGATACAGCAAATTCTGGATCTTCATTTGCTAATGGTGCTTTCGTAACAGCCAATTCTGGTGCATCATTTGCTAATGGTGCTTTTGATAGAGCCAATAATAGTTACGACCAAGCCAATTCAGCTGCATCTTTTGCTAATGGTGCCTTTGTTAGAGCTAACGCTTCTTATGATGCACAGAACACAACTGCATCATTTGCTAATGGTGCTTTTACGGCAGCCAATACTGCCGATGGTAAAGCTACAAGTGCTGGTTCATTTGCAAATGGTGCTTTTGATAGAGCTAATGCAGCTTATGCACAGGCAAATACAGGTGCTTCGGATGTATGGGTAAGAATACAAGCTAATAATGCATATGATACAGCAAATTCTGCTGGCAGTTTTGCTAATGGTGCTTTTACAACAGCCAACTCAGCAACCACTACAGCAACTTCTGGTGCATCATTTGCTAATGGTGCTTTTACGGCAGCCAATACTGCCGATGGTAAAGCTACAAGTGCTGGTTCATTTGCTAATGGTGCCTTTGATAGAGCCAATGCAGCTTATGCTCAAGCAAATACTGGTGGTACTGATGCGTGGGTTAGAACACAAGCCAACAATTCATATGATACAGCAAATTCAGCCGGTTCATTCGCTAATGGTGCTTTTGATAGAGCTAATGCAGCTTATGCACAGGCAAATACTGGTGGTACCGATACTTGGGTTAGAACACAAGCCAACAATTCATATGATACAGCCAACTCAGCAGCCAGTTTTGCTAATGGTGCCTTTGATAGAGCCAATGCAGCTTATGCTCAAGCAAATACTGGTGGTACAGATGTATGGGTTAGAACTCAAGCTAATAATGCATATGATACAGCAAACTCAGCAGGTTCATTTGCTAATGGTGCCTTTGATAGAGCCAATGCTGCATATGCTCAAGCAAATACTGGTGGTACCGATGCATGGGTTAGAACACAAGCTAATAATGCATACGACACAGCCAATTCTGGTGCATCTTTTGCTAATGGTGCTTTCACCAAGGCAAATAATGCATTACCATTAACTGGTGGTACTTTAACAGGTGCATTGATTATTAATGCCAACACAACAGTTAATGGAGTTTTTACTGTAACAGGTACTGGTGATACTGCTATTACATTTTCGGACGGTACAAGACAATATACAGCCAATTCTGGTGCAGTTTTTGCTAACGGTGCATTTATAACTGCTAATGCATCCTATGCATCACAAAATACCACAGCATCTTTTGCTAATGCTGCTTTTACAACAGCCAACTCAGCAACTACTACAGCAACTTCTGGTGCATCATTTGCTAACAGTGCCTTTGATAGAGCTAATGCAGCTTATGCTCAAGCAAATACTGGTGGTACTGATGCATGGGTTAGAACACAAGCTAATAATGCATATGATACAGCCAACTCAGCAGCCAGTTTTGCTAATGGTGCTTTCGTAACAGCCAATTCAGCAACCACTACAGCAACTTCTGGTGCATCATTTGCTAATGCAGCTTTCACAAAAGCAAATACAGGTTCAACAATAGGAAAATCTATTGCAATGTCAATAGTATTCGGAGGATAAAATGGCAGCACCAAATATAGTAAACGTATCAACAATAACAGGCAATACAGCCTTTTTAACAGCAAGTACAACAAACTCCAACGTAATTGTAAACGCAGCTGCATCAGGTTCCGTATATAAAATAAACACACTTGTGGCTTCCAACAAAAGCACATCATCGGCCGATATAACCGTGGAAGTTGTGAGAAGTGGTGCAGCTTATAGTCTTGCATATCAAATAACTGTTCCAGATAAATCAACAGTTGTCATATCTGGTAAAGATACTGCGTTTTATCTTGTAGAAGGTGACTATATAAGGACCTTAGCTAGTGCAGCATCAGCAATTGTTATAACATCATCTTATGAAATAATTACTTAAAATGTCTAGAAGCAGAAGAAACGCAGGAACTATTGGCCAAGTTAATTCTCCAAGACCATATTCTAAAAGTGGAGTATGGAGTATAGAGGACGCCGCATACAACAAAAATCCTGCAAAATTATCCAACAAACTTGAATATCCACCAGTAAGGTTGGATGAAATTGTTGACTATGATCCATATTATAGTTCTGTAACTTGTCACCTAACAAATAATTATGCTGACGATGTTATGCGTGACAAGAGTAAGTATAATTGGAACGAATACTATAGAGCAACATCAACAACCAGACCAGAAGCGAGTTTGTCGTTTCAGGGTCCAAGGTTTCCTTATTGGGCAACACAGTTTCAACCGAATGCTTATTATAACGTATTAGACACCGCAAGTCAACGTTTTGGTACAGGTAACTTCACGATTGAATTCTGGTTGAAACTATGTCGTAATGAAGCAGTAGAACACTATGTCATAAGTAAAGGTACTCTTGCCGGTAGAACCTCTTCAGGCTTGGGTTGGACAATCTACTTAACAACAACTCACCAATTAGGTTTCTATGATGGTCTGACTAACGTATCAACATTGAATACAACAGCGTTGGCAATGGATACATGGTATCGTTGTACTATTCAAAGATCGGGTACGGGTGCAGGTCAACTTTCTGTGAACATTAATGGATACTATGGTTCAACAGTAACAGGAACAAGTGCAGGTAACTTTGCTGATACAGGTAACCCATTAAGAATAGGTTGTGACAGAGTCGGTACATCGACTACTAACTTTGCTGGCGCAATAACAGATATTAGAATAAGTAACACAGCAATAACAGATGCTGGTACTTATTATACCAACACACCACTGGATATGACATATGCGAACTGCGTGTTCTCCATGTCTATGTCAACACCACACCACAATACTATTCCGGCAAAACACATACAAAGTGCAAACGTTACTGTTGCAGGTTCGGCAACGGGTGCAATTAAAACACAAGACGTTTGGGGTATGGACACATGGAACAACTTCGGTGTATATCCAAATTTACATTTTCCTAAACAAATTGGCCACGGAACACACAGCGTTTATAACTTGACTACTTCAGGTTCATTTAAGGTACATGATCTTTGGGCAGGACCACAAGCTGGTCTATTAAGATTTGGTTTGAATCCATTTACCGTTGAGTGTTGGATAAATCCAAATCAAAACGGTGTATCAGGAAGCGGTTCTATTGCGGGTAAAGGAAGTGGTAACTCTGGATCCGGTGGTCTTGGTTGGAATTTTAGATTAAATACCGCATACCAACTAGTTTGGGATGATGGTCCAAATGTATTAACATCTGGCTCTACTGGACTAATTTATCCTGGTGGTTGGTATCACGTAGCCGCAGTGCGTGAAGGCACAGGCGCAAGCCAATTTAAGATATACATCAACGGTGCTCTTGTATATACAGGAACAGTTGCAACAGACTATTCACAGACAGATGATTTGAGAATATGGGCATCCAGAAACGATCAATATCTATTCTCAGGTTATGCATGTGGCCTAAGAATTTCTAGTGCCGCAAAATATACATCAACATTTGACGTATCAACAACATCATTTATTGATAGTTCGATGACAGATAATCCAACTGATACATTATTATTAGTTGGAACCACAGGAACAAACAGACCACGACCACCGTACAACCAATATCTTAACGTTGGATATGCCGGTGTCATTGGACAAAAAAAGAGAAGTAATGATCCGGCCGGTGCGAGAAGTGTATTCCCAAGAACTGGAGCTGCATTTAACACTATTGCTGGCGGAACAGTTAACAGAATTGTGGTAACAGAAGCCAGTAACGTTTTCGACTTTGGTGCTTGGGATGGTGGCTTTAATAGTTCACAAGGTGAATTCAGTATAGAATTTTGGTTCAGAGATTCACTAGCCACTGATGCCATTACTGTAAGAAGAATACTTTTAGACACCAGAGCTACTTGGGCTGATACTGGTATATCCATAAGTATTTCGGGACACAGAAAGTTGTCTGTTGAAACTAGTGGTAAATGTGTACTACAAGACCAACACAACCGAATTGAACCTTTTGTTTGGTATCATGTCTGTGTACAACGTGTTGGTACCTGGTTGGCACTGTATGTTGATGGTGAAAAAATACAAGAAGTTTATGCGGTCCAAACAATTAGTTGTCCTGCAAACAAATTAGTATTACTTGCATCAACATCAAACATGGCAATGGGTCAAAACTTTTTGGGATCCATCACTGATGTTAGAATATGCTCGGGTTTATTTGGACCAAATGCACCATACACTGGTATTCCATATAACAAAGGTAATAAAAATCCAGCAACAATTCCTGTACCGACCGGACCACTACCATTAACCGAAAACACGGTGTTTTTGTTGTCGGCTGCAGCAGGCATCGTTATGGATTCCTCAACAAATGATTTGGTAACAACAGTTGGTGGAAGAAGTGAGGCTGATTTTACGACTGGTTGGAACGTTTACACTAGTTGTACTGGCCCATATCCTCCTGCACCGTACAATGCGGATGCAATGGTTATAGGTGACGGTATAGGTACCACGTCTGATGGTGGGAATGCTTTCGGAAACGCACCAGCAAGCACAAGTAACAAAATAGAATTTGGTTGGATGACTCGATTGAGTATTCCATGGACCATAGAAACCTTTTGGTATATAAACCAAGCTGAACCGGCGGTCTCTGGTGGACAATATCAATTCTCCACCTGTAACACTTTGGGTGGTGAAGGTTGGTCTTTACAGATTTTAACGAACGGTGCAGGTAATTTTAGTTGGGGTGATATTGTCTTCCAGTTGTTTACAGAACACAACGCTGCCGTACAAAGACTAGGCACAACAAGTGGTACTGTACCTAACATAAGACCACACAGTTGGAACCATATTGCTGTTGTTTATAATCCAAACGGTACAAACAAACTTGCTTTATACACCAACGGAAAAAGAATTGCTGCAACTGCAACCGCTTGGACAAAAGGTCAAAAACCATACACATACCAAGAATTACAAACAACCTATGGTTCTGGTCCAGTTCGTATTTCGAGAACAGCAAGATATGATGTTGATGCAGCAACATATACTATGCCAACGTCCAATTGGACTTTAGACAACTACACATACTATCAATCAATGTATGATGGTCCATTATTGAATTTACAAGGCGATGTGACACCTTCTTCTGCTGGTGGTATGATATCATACAACACCAAAAAATTTGGAAATTCAAGTTGGAAATTCCAGAACAAAGAAAGTACATTCCAAGAAAGAATTATTTTACGTAATGGTGCATGGAATACTTTAGGTACACCAACTCATTATGCAGATTTTACTGTTGAGTTTTGGGCTCAATGGTGGGATGCTGCATCTGGTGGCAGAGACTTTTTCGCAACATATGGTAATTCAGTATATCATCACGCAAACAATTTACTGATAGGTGTTACACCAACCGGCCTATGGCAAATTAAATACCAAAGTAGTGGTGGTACAACACCATCTGTTTTGCAAACCGCAGCATCAAGTATTGTGTGTGCAACCACATCCAGTGGAAGATTTGACCATGTGGCCGTAGTTCGCCGTTCAGGTAACTTTTATCTTTACGTGAATGGTCAACAACAAGGTATGATATTGATGGGTGATTATAATACAGGAACAGGTTTGGCTACAAACTATACTCTTTCATATAATCAAAATATGTCAGATTGCATCATCGGCGGCGATTTTGCAAATTCAGCAAACACAACCGGATGGTGTGGTTCTATACAAGATTTTAGATTATCTAAGATGGCGAGATACACCACACTTGAAAGATCCAATTTGATGGTGTATCCAAGCACGACCACAATTGCGTTGCCGAAAGATTTACATCCAATAAGAGGTGGTAAAACATCTAACAACTCTGTGTTCCTATACAACAGCAGAGATAATAATGCAAACGTAGGTTCAATCTATATGTGTGCATCAACCTCAGACATAACACCATATTACTATACTGCCAATAATGCAGCATTAGCTTTAGATGGTAATTGGACAATTGAGTTTTTTGCAAAAAGAATTGATTACAATTACCAAGGTTCCGGAACACAAGCATACTTAGGTTCATTGAATAGTACAGGTGGTGTTTATCCAAACAACCAGTCATGGAATGTTGTAATGGGAAATTATGGTTATGTTGAGGGATTTCACTTCAATGCACAGCAATGTAACCCAACCAATTCCAACTATGGTGCATATGGTTACACAGCAGGTAATGCACTTACACCTGATAAAACATGGGTACACTATGCAATTACGAGAAATGCTGGCACAATTAAAATGTATGTTGATGGTGTCATAACAGCAACCACAACAAGTAATGTGCCAGCATCAGCAACAATTAGTAACACTACACAATGGTTTATTGGAAGTGGATTGTATGGTCACATAAGTAATCTTAGATTCAACAAAGATGTGTTGTATACAAACAACTTCACTCCACCAAATACAAAACTAACAGCATTAGCGAACACTGCTTTATTGATATACCCTTTGACCTCCGATGGTGGACTGAAAGATTATAGTAACAACAATATTGACATTTATTACTTTGATGCTGATACTACACAAGGCACTGGTGGTGATGTTATTGTTATTTCACAAGATTCACCATTTGGTATGAACATTTCATAAGTGCGAGTTTTAAATAGGTAAAAAAATGAATACAGATAAATTTCCAAAATTACCAACAGATGGAGAAACACTTTCATACAATGGAAGAATTTATACTTTTGTTAAGGATGACAATGGTTGGTATAGTTCAAATGTCACACGACCAATCGACAGTACAATCGTAACATATCATTCATATGGTATAGGTATACAAATTTATGACAAGATTGAGGACATAAACAATGATGTTGTGTGGGCCCAAATTAGATTATTAAGGGATCAGAAAATTCAAGAACTTGATTGGAGATACAACCGATATAATAGACTAACAAGATTGAGTCTTACTCAAATTGATGATTTAACTAAACTAGATACCTATGCACAGGCATTAGCTGATATCACAAAACAAAGTGATCCATACAATATAGTTTGGCCAACACTCTAAGGAATAAAAAATGGCACATTTCGCACAAATCGATAGTAATAATATCGTAACACAAGTTCTAGTAATAGAACAAGACGTAGTTAATACAGGTTTATTCGGAGAACCAAGTTCTTTCGTACAAACAAGTTATAACACTCACGCAGGTGTACATAGACTTGGTGGTACACCATTAAGAAAAAATTATGCTGGTATAGGATACACCTACGATTCTGTAAGAGATGCATTCATTCCGCCAAAACCTTCATATGACAGTTGGTTATTGGATGAGAATGCTTGTCAATGGATGCCTCCAACTCCTTATCCTGATGATGGAAAATCATACAACTGGGACGAATCAACAACTTCATGGGTAGAAATAACAAAGTAGGTATCGTAATTATTATAGCCTAAATATATTATGCTATTTGGAGAAAATATGGCTACAATAACAACTAGAACCGCTTTTAAAAATTATTGCCTACGTAGACTAGGATTTCCAGTTATCGAAATCAACGTTGATGACGACCAGGTGGAAGACCGTATTGATGATGCACTTCAATACTGGCAAGATTACCATTTTGATGGCCTACAAAAAGTCTATTACATTAAGACGATAGACCAGACAGACATTAACAACAAGTATTTGAACATATCTCAAGCCAGAGATTCTTCAAACAACGTTCTACAAATTGCTGGTATCACCAGAATATTTCCCGTTTCCGATTCACACTCACAGGTTAATATGTTTGACTTGAGATACCAGTTGCGTTTAAATGAGTTGTATGACTTTACCTCCGCTTCATACATTAACTATACGTTGACATTACAACACTTACGTATGTTGGAACAACTGTTCTCTGGTGAGGTTCCTATTAGGTTCCAACGACACATGCAAAGACTCTACATTGACTGGGGTTGGGGCCACAGTCAAGCACCAGTTGGTACAATTGTTATTGCCGAATGTTATGCAGTAATTGATCCAGATGTATATACACAGGCTTGGAATGACCGTTGGTTAAAAGAATATGCAACAGCCCTAATCAAACGTTCATGGGGAAATAACCTCAAAAAGTTTGAAGGCATTCAATTACCAGGTGGTGTCAAGTTAAATGGTGATAAGATTTATACAGAAGCCAAAGATGAGATAGATGCATTACATGCTGAGATTGGTGATAAGTATGGCGCACCACTAGAAATGTTCATGAACTAATATGGCAACATCGGTATACTTCAATAATTACAATTCTCTTGCTGAGCAAAGGGTAATAGAGGACTTGATTGTTGAATCAATCAAGATTATGGGTTTTGATGCCTACTATTTGCCTATTGAAAATGAAACCGATAGAGATATATTGTATGGTGAAGATCCAATTAAAAGATTCAGTGCAGCCTTTCCTATTGAATTCTACCTATCCAGTTCTATGGAATATGGTGGCGAAAAAGAATTCTTTTCTAAGTTTGGCCTTGAGATTAAAAACACAGTTAACATCATTCTTTCAAAGCGTTCTTTCTCTCAACGTGTACCACAAGATATATTTACAAGACCAAGAGAAGGTGACTTGATTTATGTACCGTTCTTAAATGGTACTGGTGAGTTGTTTGAAATCAAGTTCACAAATCAAACAAAAGACTTCTTTATGTTAGGCCGAAAGATACCATTCTTCTATGAACTAGAACTAGAGAAATTCAAATACTCACAAGAAGTTATCGACACTGGTGTGGAAGACATTGATGATGTTATGATACAATCCAGTTACACACTAGAGTTGAATACTGGTGTTGGAACTGGAACATACGAAGCTAGAGAAGTTGTATTTCAATCTACAGATAATACACAAGCAAATGCGTGGGTTGTGGCCTTAGTACAAGAATGGATTAAGCCAGATGACTCGTTAAAGGTTACAAATATTGCAGGTGAATTCCGTGACAACGTTGCAATCATTGGTGCAACAAGTAATGCAAGATACTATTTGTCATCATTTGATCCATTAATAGATAGCACAAGAAATGAAGCTTATGATAATGCATACTTGTTTGATACTGCAAATAACATTATTGACTTTACAGAAACCAACCCGTTTGGAAGAATATAATGTCAACATATAATCGTGTCATAAGAAAACTGGTTGTTGGATTTGGTAATATGTTTGACAACATTACGTTGTATAGATTTAAGCCAGACCTTACAGAATCGGAAAGATTCATTGTTCCTATTACATACGCAAGTAAAGAACGTTATGTCATGCGTCTTGAGGATGACTTAAACTTGGATAAAAAAGTCCAAGTAACATTACCACGTATGTCATTTGAAATGGCTGGACTATCATATGATTCTAGCCGGAAACAAAACACAAATATTAAGAATTTTGCCGGTACTACACCGGCAGGAATCAAATCACAATACAATCCAGTACCATACAATTTTGACTTCAATCTTTACATCTATGTACGTAACATAGAAGATGGCACACAAATCATTGAACACATTTTACCATTCTTTACACCAGATTATACAATCAAATTGAATTTGATTCCTGAAATGGGTATT